AAGACGTAGCATGTCATAATGTTTTCATCATTTATACAATGTATTTCCCAAACTTATAGGTGAGAATTTTCAGAAAATTTACAATATAAAAACTTTGAAAAATTGCAAAGTTGCTATTGACAGAGACCTGCCGGTATAGTATAATAAGAACATAGAAAGAGAGGTGATAATTATGGATAAAGAAATACGCGATATTTTATCAGCAAGAATAAATACTGTAGCTGCAATGCTTGCCGATGATGCTAACCGGTTAGCTTTTAGCGGTGAGCGATATTATAAGCAAAATTTGCACTTAATGCAAAAAGATTATGACATGCTACGTCTTTTGAGTGAAATAACTTTTGAGATTGATAACGTGTTAACCGCTAAAACAGAATAAAAGAGGGCATTAGCCCTCTTTTTATTTTAATGGTATTAAAGTTATTGTGCCGTCATCTGCATAACCTATTTTTATATCAATGTTGGTATTTTTATTAGTACCAACCTTTGTTGGTATTGTAACATACTCAGCTGGCAGCATTGGTACAGCTTGACTTTTAAAAATCGGGGCAAATGCTGATACATATTGGTCAGTTTTATCGTATAAAGGTAGCCACAAGAACATTATAGGTGTGCTAAAATTTACCTTTTCTGGCAATGTTAGGCGTGAGCTGCCATTCCATTCTATAACGGCATTATAGTTAGCTTGATTTTTTGACACCACGACAATATTTTTAAAAGCACTTACTTGGTCATCAACATATTTTTTATTAGCTGCTTGGTTGTCTAAGGTTGGCGTTTTTAAACCTCTGATTAATAAATTGTTATTAGTTGCTTCAATTTCGCAGTTTTGCGATTCTTCTCTTGTAAGGGCAATTCCACCACCTTGCATAAGGACACTTGAGTTTTGAGTGTTATTTTTTAATTGTAAACCGTTTATATTCATACAGAATTCAACGTCATTTGAGCCGTAATTCGTTCCTTTAACACTAAAATATTTAGCTTCTGTACCACTCCAATTGCTACAATCAACGTCAATAAACGGTGCTCTGCTGGCTTTATTTACTTTTTTCATATCCCAATTAATTGTCGCTGAATTTGTTTCAGATGTAGCCATTGACCCACCGGCTAAAGGCAAATATTTGCCTGTTATTTTATCATCTACATACTTTTTAGTCGCTGCGTTGCTGTCGGCTGTCGGCTCGGGCACTGTACAAGAAGTTAGCACATCTAAGCTATCAACAGTTTCATCGCCGGAGATAATTAAATTCTCTAAATGGTGTGTGCCTGTTCCTGTACCGTCAACGCGTTTAATATATGGCAAATCAATACTGCCGTCTTTAATGCCTAATATTTCTAATTTGATGTTATTAACATCTGTTTTCACATTGTTTAAAGCTGTTTCGATTGTAGATATTAAATTAGATAAACTACTAACCGTGGTATCTAATGCTGTCATCTGCTCTTGCAATTTGTTTGTTAACGACGTGAGAGTAACAATATTACCCTCTAAGGTTTCAACACGTGCTGTTAATGCTGTGATAGTTGCATTAATTCGCGTTTCAAGGGCTTGGTCGGCTGCTTTACGATTGTCAATTTCTTCATCAAGGTTAGACTGGACAGCATTTACAGCGCTAATGCGTGCCGTTTCTTCTTTAGTGATGTTTTCTTGCAAAACGTTATCGGCTGCTTTTCTCTCTGTCGTTTCCTGCTCAATTTTGCTTTGTAAATCGTTGTCTGCATTAATTCTTGCTGTAGCTTCTGCACTTAGGCTATCGCGTAACGCGTCCTCGGCAGTCGTTGCTCTGCTTACTTCTTTATCAATATTAGTTTGTAGCGCCTGCTCGGCAGCTTCTGCCCTTGCTTGCTCTTTGTTAATATTTGATTGCAATACGCGTTCTGCTTCTGTTGCGCGATTTTCTTCTTTTTCGATATTGCTTTGCAGCAAGGTTTCGGCTGCTTCTGCGCGTTCTTGCTCGGCATTAATACGCTCGCTTAGTTTGCTGTCCTCGGCTTTGCGTTCTGCGGTTTCCTTATCTAAATTTTGCTGTAGCAAAGTTTCGGCTGCTTCTGCTCTTGCCTGTTCTTTGTCAATATTTTCCTGCAAAACGCGTTCGGCTTCTTTAGCCCGGGTAATTTCAGCGTTAAGATTAGTCTCAATCTCATTTTCTCTGCCCTCTGCTCTTGCCTGTTCAGCTTTAATTGCTTTGTCCAGCAAATCTTCGGCAGCTTCTGCTCTTTTCTGTTCTTTATCAATGTTTTCTTGTAGAACGCGTTCTGCTTCCTCGGCTCGTGCCTGTTCTTTATCAATGTTATCTTGCAGAACGCTATCGGCGTTTTTTCTTTCTTCAATTTCTGTATTGAGGTCATCGCGTAAATCAAGAATATTTTCTTTGTTTAAATAGCCCTGCCACATGCAAGCGCCGTAATTTTGTACCAATTCAGCTAATTCGCGTTCATAGTCGTTTCTATAATAGCATTTTCTGCTAATATACCAAAAGGCATAGGCATTAGGCATTTGTTTATTTTCCGGTGTAAATAATAAACTACCTTTATCCATAGCTCCTGCATTTAAACCCTCACCGATTTCAACGACTAAATTACAACCATAGTCTTTTAAAATTTGTGCACAACGTAAAGATGTCATGCCTTGCTTGCTTTCGTCGTTTTCTTTACCGGTTACGAATATCATAACTTCTTGCGTTGTAAAATTCTGCCCTAACAAAACTCGGCTGGACTGGATATTATAATCAGGGATATTTTCATACCACGCTGTGTCTGTAATTTCACCGTTTTGTACTAATACACCGGAACAGCCCATGGAATTTTCAATGCCGTCACTAATCATTCTATCAACGCTTACACTGTTAGAATATACTTTCATTTGCCCGGAACGCGTAAAACCGACAGAATACAAACCGGCTTCGGGGTCACTTGGCAGCGGGGCACCGTGCCATATGACATTGCCATACCAACCTTTATCCGTTTTAGGCTGGGCAATAATAATTTTATCGGCAAGCTCAATTTTACTTGCGCTGGCTATGCTTTGCTCAATTTTGCTGTTTGTAGTGTTATTGTACGCAAAGTGTAACTCTAATCTAATAGGCTCGCCCCTACGGTCAACAACCTTTTTATGGATAATTTTATAAGCAGCGCTTTCCTCGGCACTGTAGCCCTCTTCAACCCATACTTCGCAATTGCCATAGTAACTGCCGTTTTCTTCTGCCTGCTTTTCTAAATTGCGTAAAGTTTTGTAGTTTTCAGCCATAACATGGTTATAGGTGTCGATACAAACATTTACGCGACGTGATAAGTCGTTTACAACCTCATATAAACTCATACCCTGTACAACACTCGGTGCAGGTGGCTGCGGACAAAAAGGTGGTTGCGGTGGCGGGCAAAAGTTCGGTGTATCACGGCAATTGCATTGATTAAACTCATCATGCCCACAAGGATTAAATTCATTAAAAAATTTGTCATGCATAAATTATCACTCCTTTTTTATTCATACAAACCCATAAATAAGGGCTCTAACTCATCAATAATAAGCATATCAATATTTAAAAACGTGCTTCTGAATTCTTGCAAAAGCTGTGAGGGACTAAAGTTGCGCCCCTTAACTATCGTATTACTTTGGTTACGCTCCTTGGATTTGTCCGTGCTTACATTAAAATTATCTGTTTTGCCTTGGCGCTCATTTTTACGCACACTGTCATCCTTTGTATTGCCGGTTGTTTTGGATGTTTCGGTTTCGGTGTAGTCTAAATCCTCTTTGTTATTACCGCTTTCGCTCCATTCCTTTACAATGTTCCCTGTAGTGTCCGTATTTTGTGTACCGGTATTAGTGGTTTCGCCTGTGGTTGTAACATCTATATCAATATCAACCGTGCCGGTATTTGTTTTAGTGTGCTTAGCTTCACTTGTGCCGTTAACTTTAACTGTGCCGGTGTTTTTAACTTCACCGGTTGTAGCTTGGTCTACAGTTTGTTTACCCGTGCTGCGTTCTGTTGATACAGTTTGTGTTGTAGCATAGCCTGTAGTTTCTACAGTTCCGTCCGGTAAAACTTTTGTTGTTATACCGGCTTGCGGAATATCACTAAATGTTTCAGTTTTATTTGCCGTGTTAGTTGTATCTGTAGTGGATTTTAATGTTCCCTTAGAGCTTTCTGTTAAATCATTAGTAGTTGTTGTATCTGTTTTTGCTGTTTCGTCTAACTGTTCAGTTAAATCATTTGTTGTCAAATTGTCGGTGTGAGAAGTTTCAGTGCTGTTTTCTTTTAAATTATCTGTTCTTAGCGTATTACCTGTGCTATCTTCCTCGCTCTTGCCCTGTTTAGAATAACTGCCTAAAACGCCTTGAGTGTGGTCTCCGCTTTGTTTGTAGTCTTGTACGGTGTCTTGATTAGCCGTATAAGTATCGGTAACACTTTCACCGGAAAAGCCACTGTTTTGCGAATTACTGATATTTTCGTTTTCACGCATAAACTTAACAATCGTTTCTTGATAGCTATTACTTAGCGGGTCAAATTGCAATAACTCGGATTTATACATTTGATTGTAATACGGCATTATCTCCTGCATTTTTCGCCCTAAATAAAAATTAAACCTATCCGGCGTTTCTGCACCAATTTCACGCAAATAAAAATGATTGATAATTTTATTGTTTAAAACTTGTCTGTAACTTTCGTCATAAATCGGATAGTCATTTAAATTAAGCGGATAGCCCTCTTCAAATAGTGTGCCTAATTCTACCGTAAAATTACTCATTGTCATCGCCTCCCGTGTCCGGGGTATAATCTGTCGTTGTCGGCATTTCTAAATTTAAACCGCTAAATTCTTGACGGAAGTTTACCTCAATATTTGTGCCAAACATGCGGTTAATTTGCTTAGCTGCCTGTCTGCGCGAATTAAGCATTACATAGCGTTGGCTTTCGACATCGCCTAAATTTGAAATAACTTCATCACTAACCATACGTTCGCGTTTATCCGTATTTACATTTTCTACACCAAAGAAAGTTAGCGCTTCATTCCAGATTTGATGTTTTAAGATGTTCAATTTATCTGCAACAAACGGTGCTTGCGTGGGCATTACTTTGATGTTGTTTAGGTCTAAATTTTTTGCACCTAATATCATCGGCTCATTACCGTCATATTTTTCATATAAGTTTTTATACGTCAAGCGTTCAGTTTCATCACAAACAATAACCAAAGGCGTTTTTTGTCCTTTAACATTTACATCAATAGCCCTTTCGATTTCATATAATCTGCGGGCAAATAACGCAATAGTTGACATTGTAGGCATATGCAAAAAATTGTTATAGATTAAAACACTGTCTTTATTTGACAACGTTTTTTGATAACCGTTTACAGCATAAGCTCGGCGCATTGTCGGAATACGATAAACATCTAACTGACCGCCAATCATGCAGGTTAGAGCTAAGTCTCCGATTATTTCATCCCTAAAATATACAGCATAGCCATACTCACACAACGCTAATTCCAGAAATCTTTCGTCAACCGTGTCCGGTAATCCCTCCCAAGCAAAAGAATTAATTGCAATTTCTTCTAAACGGTAATAATAATCTAAATATGTCATATTATTAAGCGGTTTAGTTTCAAATTTTTTTGGATTAATATTGACTAACGGATTATATTTTTGCCACTGGTCATTTCTCATATTCTCACCTCCTAAATCGGGGCATTGGATAAGCTATAGTTTCCGACATCGTTTACATGCCATAAGCGTACGCCGTTAGAAAATGCCTGTTTTATTATTGCCATACCTTCAACCGGTACGCTTCCGACGATACATGGATTTGCTAACTGCAAATAGTTCCAGCTCTCGCGCGTTTTTAAGTTTGGCATTTTCAGTTCTTCTTTCGCATAGCCATACATATCAAAATAAGTGTCAATGCGTTCTGCTGTGGTTTCTTCCGGCATAAATTTATAAAATTCAAATCCGGTGCGTTTCAGTGCAAAGTTTAGCTGATTGCTGCCGGTGCTTCCGCGTTGTGTAGCTGTAGCTCTTATCGTATCACCGTTGGCTTCAATAAAATCTCCAATTCCTGCCATTGCTTCTTTGCCTTTAGCTAATGCTGTAGCTTTACTCCCGGCTTGGATTGCTGCGCTTGCACCTTTAACCGCTCTTGCTGCAGGTACTAAAGTTGTAGCAGCACTTACGCCTATTTTTATACCGTCTATAGCCATGCCTATACCGGCATTAGCATATGCAGAGCTATTCCATGCACATTTTACGGTTGCATTATAAGCTAACGAATATTTTTTGTTTTCATTTATGCCCATATATGCAGGTGTATAAAGCAAGCTATAATCACTGGACAAAAGCGTTTGTACAGTGCCAGTTAAACTATCTCCTAAGCAAAACTCGGGTCGATAAACCATAACTTCACCTGTAGAATTGCTTACGGCTTCTATATAACTAAAGGGATAGCTTGCCAATTTTTTATTTCGTATAGTGTGACTGCCAATAGCTGTCGGCTTGGTTGTAATATGTGTCTGTGCTGTCTTTTTGGGGACATTCAGTCCCTCTTGTGGCGGTAATGGTGTCATAAACACATCGCAAATAGCATTTGCTTGGTCTAAGGCAGCTAAACTTGCAATAAAACTATTTGCAGAGCTTGCCCCGGCTGTAGTCGCCGGAAAAGACATATATACAGCGCCGGAATAAATACCGCTATACATGCCCCCACTTCCTAATAACCCTGTGATGACACTGTTAGGTACTACGGCAATTACAATACTTGCTGTCCCGTCCTTGTCTAAATTAAAACTATCTTGCTCATAAATCTTATATTCGTTAACTGCAATCGGTTCGGGCACTAAGTTAGCAAAATATTCATCTTCGGCTGCGCTGGCATGTTCACGTAAAACAAAACTTGGCTTGATTTTCATATCAAACATAAACGTCTGAAAATAATCTATTTGATAGATAATTTCAGTATTGTTTGGATTAATATAATTAACACGTTCAATAAACGCATAAAACCATTTGCTACCATAATTTGAATTTTGAAACATGATGTAGTTACAATTATATAAGTCATCAGCCACACGGGGCACTCGGCACGATAACGCAATTCTCGGACTTGCTACGGAGTTATTAACACGCTGATAAGACATATTTGAAAAGGTGTACTTTGCTTTCCCGGAAAAAAATGCGCTTTGCTCACCGGCACTTTCAAACCAACGCACATCTGTGTAAGTATTATCACACGGCACATTTTGTAAAACCTTAACAATCGTATTAGGCACATATTCTGCCATATCCTCACCCCTTTAATATAAAGAGGGCTAAAGCCCTCTTTATTAAGCTTTTGCATTAATTGTTGCTGTACCATAAACGGATGTATCTGCTACGGCTGCTGCTGTAACGGTTAGCGTTACGTCGTTGGCAATATCACCCAAAGTTACTAAACCGCTTGCGCTGATTTCAGCTAACGGACTGCCGGTAATACTCCATACAACACCCAATGGTGCTGCCGTATTTAAAATAACCTCGGCGGTCATCTGTTTAGTTGTGTTTTTAGTCATAGTTGATGTTTTCGGCGATACATTAACCTCTCTAACCGGCGATAAGCTATCACTAATCGTAACAATGGCAGTATCTGTTTTAGTCGGGTCATATTTGCTACGTGCCGTTACGGTTAATGTATTGTTAAGCTCGTCCGGCGGTACAAGTAATTTACCTGTCCAGTCGATTTGTGCTTTAGTAGGCTGTACACCGCTAACGCTCCAATTAACCTCTTTCGGAATATAGCCTGCACCGGTAACTGCTGCGGTAAACTGCTGCACACCACCTAAGGGCACGTTTACATTTTTCGGGGTAATAGTTACGTTTGCAACACTTTCTGCGGTGGTTGTAAACAAAATAGCATTGTTAAAAGGACTTGTGGAAAAAGTTTTCCATACATGGTAGAAATAATTCCAATATAAACCCTCGCCATTATAATTTTCGGTAAAGGTAATTAAATTATCAAATACCATAAACCACTCTTCATCGACTAAGCAAGCAACGCAACCGGTCAACGTGCCAAAGTTATCAATTAGGACACGCTGCCCCATAAATTCAGCTTTAGACATATTAAAGGCACTTGCCAAAACTTCAACATCAATTAAAGCATCAAATGCTGCATCAATAATTAAAATCTGATTAGGCTTTTTAGTGTAGGTCATAACGCCCATAGGGTTATATGTGTTAGACATAAATTCAAGCTGATTAGATACTGCTTTAATTTTAGATACAATAGTTTTAGCATTTTCGGCTGTCGGCTCGGGCACTTGTACAGGGTACATTTTACCGGCATTTGCTGCATCTACAATTAACTGTTTCATAATAATAAATTCGTCAAATTCACTACCGGAGTATAAACTATCAACAATTCTTGCGATTAAATCGTCAATACCGTCATAGCTTAAAAACGCCTGTCTTAACTGCTCGTTAGAAATAGTTGTTTTGTAGAAGTTTTGATAATTCATCTTATGAAATACAGCGGACACATCAGGAATTTCACGCTTAAAAACAGTTTTTTCAGATAAAATCGGGTCAAATTCATGTGCTCGCGCAATATTTACAAAGACTTCCTCGATTGCTTCGCCGTTTTCCATTAAGCCTTTTTTAAATCGGCGTAAAGGGTTTTCATAAGATTTGTTAGTAATTAAAACTCTTGCAATACGGTTTACTAATTGGTTTAAAAATTCGTTTTGCGTTGGCTGATACTGCATAATAGCGTTGCCAACCTCACGGATATTTTCTTGCGTGGCAATCGGCACTCTGTCCTGATAGGTTGCGCTGCTGCCGTTGCGGATAGCGTTTAAAATATCAACGCCGTTATGTGTTAAATTACTTGGTTTCGGTACTCTTGGCATTAAAATCACTCACCTTTCTTTTCCTCAAATAAATCTTCAAAAGTAATATTCATAGCTTTTTCATCATCGGAAACATCTTCTTTTTGCTGCTCGATAATTTCGTCTTTGCTAAAAAACCTATCGCGGTACGCTTTTTTCAATTCGCTATAATCCTCACTCCAACGCTTTCCGCTTTCTTTGTTAATTACGTCATCATCTGTATAAATCGGTGGGGCTTCATAGTTATCTTGCATTTCTTTTAACACATTCATAACCTCTGCATTATCCCCGCTAATTTCAGATACTTTTGTTAAGTATGCTTTAAATTGGTCATCTGTTAACATTTATTTCACCTCGATTTTTAATTTTTGTCCCACGCGCAAGGTAGAAGTACTTTTTATCCCATTATACCTTGCAATCTGTGGATATTTTAACCCGCTTCCATAAAAACGCTTTGCCAAACGCCACAACGTGTCCCCGGCTTTAACCGTATAAATGAAATATTTGTCGTCGCATTGCTGATTAATTTGTGGATACTCAATATAAGGACATTTTAACCAATGTGTCCAACCCCTACCCTTTAGATTAGTTTCAACAACGCCGTCTCCATATCTGCTTTGAGTGCATTCAATAACTTTTCCATCACCAATATAGACACCCACATGCCCGGACATATAAACGACTAACCCGGGAATTTCGGGCATGGAATTAATCTTTCCTTTTGTGAGGGCTAAATTATAAAGCCCGGTGGTATTCACATCTTTTTTGTTGTCATAGTATGGACTATTAATACCGCCAAACCAATAGCTTTTAATTAGTCCAATACAATCACAGCCATAACCTAAACCAATTAGCGATGACAAATAACGCTTCCTGCTTGGTGTGTAATGTTTCGGATATTGATTAGCCTTAATTTTAATTAGATTGGCTGTAATTGGCTGCATTAGCCCACCCCACATATATGCCGTTTTTGTTTTAGCCATAGTTTGAGCATATTTTACTAACCCTGCGTTTGTTAATTTTCCAGCCATAACTTCACCCCATTTTATCTAATAATCGCTGTAGCGTATTGGTGTTGTTGTCAACACTTTTTGTGACCTGTGCTAGCACTTCTTCACTATGTGCTTGCTGCTCTGCACGTTCTTCTTTTTGCACTTTCGTCAGCCATACTACATAAATTGCCAACGCGATACAAACCGCAATCGGAAAACCGACAGTGCTAATTAACTGCGTAAACGATTGGACATCCATAATCTCACCCCCTTAATTTATTATAGCACATAGTGAAAAATATGTCAACCTTTTATTATAGCACATTTTAATTAAAATGTCAAACAGTGAATTTAAACATATCTAACATAGTGTTTTTAATGTTCATATTTTCAAATAATACTTGCCCGTTTTTATAAAATCGCATTAGCACATCAAAAAGCCCGCGACGATTGCCTTTTAAAAGGGCAAAGTTTGGTTTATGGTCTGCCAAAGTCATAGCATAACGCTCTCTGCAATTAGGGTCAATATCATAGGATATAAACATCAATGCGTTTTCACTATCGTACCACACCCCAAAATCAGTATCGCGGTAATGCATAACAAATAAAATCCTTGCTTTTGATGTTTTCTTTCCAATAAAATCATTATTATCACGTAAAAACGCATTATCTATTGCATATTCTGCATATTGCGTTCCGCTAATGATTTTACCAAACCTTGTATCTTTTGCTTTTTGTGCATATTCTTCAGCCACAACCATTTCAATTAGAATATCGTTGTTAGCAGATATATTTTTTCCATACGGCAGCGTTAATCCAAAATACATAAAATATGGATTAGTGACGGAAAGAGCGTTTGATAAAAAATACACTCTAACATCACGTGTTCTTGCTATAGTGTTATACAACTCCAAAAAATTTGTTACCTCGTCGGGTATATAATGTTGATACCCTTTATCCAGAATAAATTCGTCAAATATAATCAGTGTAACATTCGGGAATGGATTTGATTTTAATTTTTTAGCCGTGGTTAATGCAATACCATATCCTGCCACTTTATCATCAATTTTAAATTCTTTACTTTTTACCTTAAATTCATGTTTGCTATATTTATCTTTTATATCATCGAAAAACTTAGGCAACACGGGCTTTAATTCATCTTCAAAACGTCGGACATATACAAATTGTTCACCCTTTCGCAAATAATTGCGAATAGCAAAATCTTTAGTGCCGTAAGACTTGCCAACGCCACGTGCGCCAATAATAAAATTAAAAAGACAATTATAACTTAGTGATTTTCCTATATCCCAATACATTATTCATCAATCCTATAATCTCGTATTTTATCAACAACAGCTAAAACTTGGATTAATTCAATTAAAGCTCTTTGTAGTGTTTCCACTAAATCGTTAAACCGCTCAATATCAATTAGATATTCTGCACCGGCACTTTTTTGATAAGCGATATAATTAACTATCCAGTCGCTAAAAATTTTTTGAGCCTGATTTGCTTCTGCTAAAAATTCGCATAATTCTTCACTTAAAGCATTTTCACATTCTAAAGCATTCTTAAAATAACCATGCTGTCTTATAGCGTTTCTTTTTTCTGTACTTATAGCTATTTTTAAATAATCTAAAATCTCATCACTATACATTTTATCACTCCTTAATTTTAAATCGTAAAATTTCATAACTAAAGCTTGAGGCTTTTTTCTTACGCCATTTCCTTAAAATAGCTCTTTTTTCTTCTGTTTCTTCTTCAAACTCCGGACAAAAACTAATTGAAATAACTTTATCCACACCCATGGCTCGTTTTCCTGTATTAGGATTGTAACTCCCATACCATATATATTGCTTGCTTACGCCGGTTGCCCCTTTAGGCATTACACCGGCTTTAAACCATGAGCAACCATATGGTGTCCCATTTGACTTCCAACATTTCCAGCATTTTGTTTGACTTATCATTTTAAATTCACCTCAAAAATAATGTGGCTTACATTTGTTTGCAAATTCTGCGCTACCAGAAACACATTTAAGCAGATTTTTCACTGTCAGCACCTTAAAAGTGTACTTGCAATTAAACAAATATAGCCACTACATAAAGTATAACATATATATGTATAATTGTCAAGCTCTTAAAGTGTGCGGACTTTCTTTTAAAACAATGCCACCGCTTACACGTGTTGATTTTAATTTACCGGGATAACTTGCGTTTGGATGAAAATTTTCCCATGTAACAAAACTATAGCACCCTTTAGGCATACCGGCACAAGTTATCTTTAGCTCTTTTCCGTCATCCTCAATATAGCTTTTACTGCGTAAAAATCTTGCTCGCACAAAACTACTTTCGTGCTTCCATGCCCCTAATTTAGTGTCATGTATTTCTAAACAATCTGGCAATTCAGAGCCGACTAAGTGTAAACTATCCGTATCGGCATAAATAAATCTGTTATATAGTTTTTGTGCTGAAGTAATAGTTTTATATCTTGCCCATGCCGTCACAAACGTACCTACCGGAATATACACAGGGTCTCGTTCTTCTTCATCGCCTACAACATAATGCACCATGTCATCATCACCCAACTTTGGGTATTTCTGTGCCGTTTTTGGATTAGTAGCAAACTTGCCGTACAAATTGTTTAGCATTAACTTAGCTATCGTTCTTTTTACCTTATCACCGTCAACAGTAGCAGCAGCCTTAATTGCATTCCATTTATTAATATAGGCTTTAAATAAATTCGCGCTGCTTTTAAACTTCCAGCCGGATAGATATTCTATTTCGTGCACATTATATTGCTGAAAAAACAATTCTAAATCCACATTAGTTAGTGTCAATAAAATTTTTTCACCGTTTGAGCTTTCAACGTATTCTGTCGGCTGAAATCCTAATGTATTTTTTAATTGTATTGTTGGGATATGATTAGGCTTTAAGTCAAAGTTAACCATAATTTGACAAACATATAAATCATAATTAACATCCGGTTGATATTTTCCCTTGAAATAAATCCCTATGCCATATGGCATTTTAGACTCAAACATAACAGACGGATATAGACTATTTACATCTAAAACAATTCCTGCGCCTACATCTACATCTTTATACTTTGGATTTAGATAGGTAAAACCCCCTCGATAACTGCGCCTTATATCTTGGTCATAATCCGGAATAGGAAAATTCCTCTCAAATTTCTTTATACCAACAACATCTTTATACTCATTTAGTGCGCAGCTGCCTATTGTCATTTTAGTCAAATTCATTATAAACATTTCATTTAGCGCTAATGCCATAATCTTAACATCATTTTTTATATATTCCTGCTCTTCTAATGTTAAAATATGACCTATTTCACGATTAGCGTTATAATCTATTTCTAATTTTGAAATAGGCAAATCAAACGACCTTGCAATATCTTCTACACTAAATGGTAGTAATTTAAAACTATCTACAAATGTTATACAGCATGTTTGTTTAGGCTTTCTGTATACATAAGAAAAATAAACTTTAATTTGATAAAAAACGCCCCTATCTGTAATTAGCGTTTCAAATGTTTTATACCCCCTATCTTCTTTATTCTTAATATGCTTAAAGCCATTTTTCAACAAATAATAAATGATAAACTCACCATCAAATTTTAAATTGTGAAAGTAATAAGTGTTAGTGCCTTGTGAGTGTAAAAAATTGAAAAAACTTTCTATGCTATTACCTAAACTAATATTATCCGGCTTGTTTATATCACAAACTGCCCATGCCCACACCCTACAATCCTTTTCGTCTGTTGTCGTTTCAAAATCGGCTGTAAACATCAAATCAGCCCTTTTTCTTCTAACATTCTATCTCTTTCTTCCGGTAATAAACGCCACCATGCAAACTCGTCTGTATCTTCAAAATCTATGCCCTCTTGCTGCATATATTCCGGATGTTTGTCCATAATTTCATCTATTATAGTATCTTCAATTATTTCTCGTTCCTGCTCGGAATAAATATAATCAAAGCTCAAATATGGACTTTCATAATAAAAATCTATTAATTGCTCTGCTGTTAGCTTAGATAATGCGAATAATACAGCGCTTCCACCGCCATAGACACGGCTTACAGCGGTTAGTATATTCTCTCTATATAACTCTTGCTGTGCGTTTCTATAATCGGTCTTTTGTTGCCTATATAGTCGCATTTCTAAATCACGCCAACCGCGCTCAGTCAATTTTTTAGGACTTCTTTCCGGCAGCAAATCCGCTTCACGTTCACTTATAAAACGGTTGCCCTCCATGGCTTTTTCCCCGGTAAACTGTTTTTCTTTACGGCGCTTAGCCTTTTCGCGGTTTATAGTTTGCCGATAAATAGTTATTTCGCGGAACGAATAATTAGTAACAAAACCGCCGGTATCTGCTTCTCGAATTTGCTCTGCGCCTTTTTTGCTATAACGCTGCAAGCGCGCAATTTCTTTTTTAAATTCAGAACGTGGCAAATTTTTTAATTGCTGTTTTAACTCTTTAAAATTTGCTCTTTCGGGCTGATACTTAGCTAATTCCGGATGTCTTTTATCAACTCTGCTAATTTTAGCATTAAAATTTTTTACTGTTCGCCGGAGTAAATCCTCGTCACTTCTGCGCCACTTAATTTTATTGGATTTTCCCATGTTATCACCTCGAACTCATCAATTTCGGGATTGTATATAGCAATTTGACTAAACAAATATTTCTTTTTAACATAGTACCTAATATCACTTAACATTGCCATATCTTCTAAAACTACAGGTATTTCACACTCAATTTTAGATTTGTAATAATCACTTTCAAACCGCACATGATTAGCAAAAGCATTAAAAGCTTTTTTAGAATTAAATAAAAAACGCAACTCAATAGTTTTGTCTTTTATTTTATATTCGCGATAAAACCAAAACATTTTCTCATCACCTCAATAATTTATCTATTTTTCCGCCAAACCCATAAGCAAAACGACAACCAACAAATAGCAAATGATAAGCCAACAACAATCCAATTAATTTTAATAGAAAATAAATATCTATAATCATTTCTTCACTCCCTTTATAACAACATATGCTAACGCTATACACAAACAACCTAAACCAAAAAAGAGAAAACCTTTACCAAACAAAACCATGCGGGACAAAAATAGCCCTGTTAATTGCATTGTATTCACCCTTTCAAAAAAGCCGGGATAAACCCGGCTTATCAGTATAAAACAGTTAATGTTGAAATATGCAACTATTTGCTAACGCTTAACGTCAGCATTTTATTCGTGCCCTTAGTGACCTGTACCACTTTTAAAGGCAGCGGGGTTTCCCATGTGGGATTGCCAAAGACTTGCATTAGTTTCTTAACGGCACTAAAAATGCCTAAAGAAACACAAGCATAACCCTCCCCGTTTTCATCAATTAAAACAATTCTTGGGGCTTGATTAACCTCGCCGGTTTCCTTGTTGGTGCAATCCACAATCTCGCAAAACACATCTTTTACCAAAATGGTTTCGTTTATGTGGTCTGCTAACCTATGTTCGGGGTTATTCATCGCGTTAAACAAAATCATCTGTTCATCTGCGGTTTCTGCGTTTAAGCTGCAATAGCTTAATTTCTGTTCGTTTAATTCGGCAATCATCTGTTCTTCTTTACTCTGATTTGCAATAACAATTTGATTTTCCATTTTCTTATTTCTCCTTTAATTTGTATTTTGTAGATTAGCGCGCTTCCTTTCTACATTTATTATTGTAGCACATCTAAGACATAAATGCAAGACCTAATTTAGCTAAAATATAAAGTTTTTATTTTCTGAAAATTTAGATATTTTAAAGATAAGAAAAAAGCCCTTATTCAGGCTTTTTTAGGTTGTTTTCCAGCTCCATTAAAATATCAATTGCAATTGCAATCTTATTTCTTGTAAATTTGTCGTTTGGCAGCCTGTTATAATCTTTAGCAAGCCATTTTCGAATCTTTACGACTTCTGTTATTGTATCGCTTTTTCTCATGTTTATCACCTCTCTTTATCCAATACAACAGCCTTGTGCATATGTCTCTAAAATAACCTCATTCTTGCCCGCGCCGTGCTTGCATATCATAGCGCTTTGGACATCTTTAGCTTGTGTTGCTACAGTGCAAAATTGCTCTGCTAAGGCTAACTCTTTAAACTCAAATGCCGGATGTTCTTTACCGGCAACATGCAAATATACAATATACATATTATATCACAATTCCACACCAATTAGCCAAACCTTGACCGGCTCAACGTTTTCATCATAAATAATTATTACTTCATCCGGATAGTAATCGTGCCAACGCTCTGCTTGACAAACCGCGTCTGTCCAATTCATAGCTGCACTACTCTCATAAGTCTCATAGATACTACCGCGTGTTACCGTAAACATAAATATCAACCTCCAATAAATTTGTTTATCTCTTTCTTATGTGCTTATTATATCATACCGGCTTAGCTCTGTCAATAGCAATTTTGTAATTTTACAAAGTTTTTATATTGTAAATATTCTGAAAATTCTAACCTATAAGTTTGGGAAATACATTGTATAAATGATGAAAACATTATCCCTGTCAAGGTTTGGC